TCGAGGATCAGATCAGTTTGACCTATGCAGGCTCTAGTCGAACTGCTCAGATCACGGATATTCGCACGTACCGTGGCGGCCAAGAGTACCTGTACGTGATCCTGGTGCGGTTCTGATGGCCAAAACTAGAGACGTAGACAGCATCGGACCCGACCTGGATCGGTATTTAGACCAAGCGTTTAACAAGCTGATTCGGACCACAATGCGGCGTTTGGCCACCAAAAAACGCAGTCCAGTCGATACGGGATTTTTTGCCTCAAGTTGGCAAGCTTCGACCTCTCCCGTAGATCCGAAAGACGAGATTTCCGAGTTTTCACCTTGGAGCGAGCTTAAGGCTGGCAGGACAGCCGCTTTCTTTGCGGGGCTTGACAAGCCAAATGACTACGTAATCAAGCCTCGTTTTTATCCTCCCGAAAGGCAGTACAGCTACAAGCAGCGTGTTTACATCGGCAATAGCGCTAAGTATGCCCTTTATGCACTTGAGGATGGCAGAGTCCAGCGTTTTATCCAGGGTCCAGAGATGGCAAAACTTGTGAAAGACGCATTTAACGAACGAAAAGCCCGCATATCGGTTGCAGGCAGCCAAAATGTTGGTGCCATTTCTGGTCAAACTTATATTGGCTACAGCGAGGTCTGATCATGACGCTTGTCAACGCAAGGGCTGCATTTGAAAAAGCGGTGACCGACGCTGTTTCGGACGCAGACAGCGATGTGCGGATGGTTTACGACAACGTTGCGTTTACCAGGCCGGGCAAAAGCGAGAAGTACATTTTGATGTCGGTCAATTTTGGCCAGTCAACGCTCCAAAACCAGGGCGCCGCACAGGATTATTACGCCGGAACGATCCAGTGCAATGTGTACGTGCCGAAGAATGCTGGTACGGCAGTGCTTTCAGCGATTAGTGAGGCGGTGATTGACGGGCTGACCTCAGTGAACGCCAGTGGTTACACGGATACCTATAGCTCTAACCCAAGAGTGCTGGACATTGTTGGGCCTACGCCGCTGAATGTTGAAGATCGGTCTCACTTTATCGGAGTGATTTCCTGTCAATTTACTGCCACCGCATAGTATAGTATCGACAAAACAAGCATCCCAATGCGAGCTGCAGAGCTTTTAAGGAACAAGTTTGGCGTTAGCCAGCTCTATAAGCACGAGGTCAAGGCTGAAGGCGAGGTGGTGCTGGAGGTGTTTTGGCACCCCTTGACGATTGCTGAGCGCGAGTCGATCCAAAAGCGTACCGAGTCAGACGACGCGGGTGATTTTGCCCTCAACCTGATGATCCAAAAAGCTTTGGACAAGGAGGGGAAGCGGCTTTTTGCTGATGGTGATCGCGCTGGTCTGCGTCGCGATGTTGATGCCAGCGTGCTGCAGGAAATCCAACTTGCCATGCTGACCTCTGGCACGGAGCACAAAGTGGAGGAAGCGAAGGCAGACCTCAAAAGCTAGGAAGGACTGGTTTTTCATTTTTTTCCTTGCGAAGGAGCTGGGCATGACCGTTGCTCAGCTCTCTCGTGATTTAACGCAGGAGGAACTGGTTGGCTGGGCGGCTTACTACGAGATAAAAAGCGAGGAAGAGGAAAAGGCAATGGACCGGGCAAAAATTGCCGGAGGAGCCAGAGCCATGGGAGCGCGATAGACTCAAGTCAATAGTCAGCGCCCTCTGCTGTGGATTACGGCATAAACATAAGGCTGATCCTCGAAGGGCGTCAGCAAGTCAAAAGCCTGCAGGGTGATATTGCTCAACTAAAGAAGCAAGTTGAGGAGATCACCAAACTAGACGTTAAAGGTGTTTTTGAAGACCCTAAACGGATCCAGGCACTTCAGCGTCAGCGGCGTATTGGTGAAAAAATTGTTGGCAATGTAAACGAGGAGATTGAATCAACAAAGGAATCAACGCGCCAGTTAAACAATAAGTTACTCAAGCAAATACGCCTCAATGCAGCGGTTTCGCTGTTCGAGCGGCAACTGCAGGCGACTCTGCGTACTGGCGTCCGTGATCAGAAGCAATTTGTTGGACAAATCGAGCAGATCGAGGAAGCGTTCAAATTTTTCAAAAAAGGAGAAGATCTAGCCGGCATTCAGGCTTTAGGTACTGAGCTTGGTCGGATCAATGAGTATCAGCGAGAGACGGATCGACTTGCACTGGGCCGGCTAAAAACTTCGGAAAAATCAAGAGAATTTTTGGCTGAAATCAACAATCTTCGAGCGCAAGGTGTCAATACGCTTAAGGCCGAAAAAACCCTGGAAAAGTTTAATGTAACTGCAGGAACAAATAAGTTTGAACGCGGCAAGCAGTATGAAATTATTTTGAACCGTAGGCTTAAGCTGCTTCGGGCAGAACTTGCGCTTCAGCGGCAGCAAGCGCAAGCGGAACAGCAGCGTATTTCAGCTCGAAACCAGCGGATTGGTGGGGCAGTCAGCAGTGGCTTGATCGGTGGTGGTTTCCCATTGCTTTTTGGTCAAGGAGGAGGAGCTGCTGCAGGCGGCGCTTTAGGTGGTGTTGCTGGCGGGTTGATTGGCGGCCCGTTTGGCTTTGCGTTGTCGATTGTTGGTACGGCACTAGGTCAAGCGTTTGACGAATCTCAAAAGTTCAACGATTCTCTGGTACGGCTCAACGTTGGCCTGGACAAAACGGGTAGCACTTCAATCACAACAGGCCAAGACATTCGGAGGCTTGCTGAGGAGCTAAATCTGGCGAAAGAAGAAGCTATCGAACTTGTTGGATCGTTTAGCGCGATTGGCGACGCTGCTGGACGTGAAGAGCTTGCGAGAGCATTTGGCCCGATTGGTGGAGTTGAGACGTTTGAGGCTGTTGCAAAGGCTGCTTTGAGCGAGAAGGATGCCCTGGAGGCTATCTCATCGCTCAGAAACACCATTGGTAACGAGACTTACGAAAACCTTGTTGACGTATTAAAAACCAAGGGCGCTCAGGCAGCTCAAGTTGCACTACTTGCAGCGCTACTGGACACTTCTGAAAAAATCACAAAAGACACTGAAACCCGAGTCGGGTTTATGGATCGAATTACGGCTGCATTTATGACGCAGGCGGCAATTCGTGCTGGTGCGCCTGAAATGATGACAACTCCAGAGGAAATTGCAGCAGGAAGGACGCCGGAGCCGCTTTCGGAGCAGTTGATTAACAAGTTTATTGATATAAGAAAACGTCTATTGAAGGATGAGAGGACCTTAAGGGACGAAATCAAGGATCGGAGCAGCACGTCTGCAGCAGACGAAGCGCGTAGAACAGCTCAGTTGCAACATCAAAGAGATGCGCTTAGTACCAACCTATTCATCCAGCGAGATATTTTTCAGGAGCAGCTCAACGGCAATGAAATCGCGGTTATTCGCTTAACACAGGCTCAAAAGTTGAATGATATTGCTAAACGCGCCAGGGATATAGAAGTTAGCAAGCTTACGCCAGCGCAGCAAAAGATTGAACTCGATCGCCTAGAGCTGGAACGCTATCGCGCAAGACTGCAGGCTGCATTTGATATTTTGACAATTGAACGACAAATCAATCAAACGCGGCAGGATGCGCTGGGCGGCAGCAACGAGCGTATTAACCTGCTTGCGGCACAAATTAACGGAACCGAGCAAGAGTATTTATTGACTCAACGAATTAGAGAACTTGAGGCTGCTGGTGTTGAAAATGCAGTGGATCAGGCTACGGCTGAGTTCAAGTTACTTGAAGTTAAAAATGCTCAAATTTTTGCGCAAGAGCAGCTCAACCAGCTTGTCAATACGACCGGCCAGCAGTTTGCGGGATTGATTGAAAATCTGATTAACGGCACCAACAGCTGGAACGACTCACTGCGAAACGTATTTAGGACCCTGAGCAGCGCTTTGTTCCGTACGGGTTTGAAGCTCCTCGGTGGCGGAGATGGGAGAGGCTTCTTTTCGATCCTGTCCGGCGATTTCACTGGCAAGGCACTGGGCGGCCAGGTGTCTGCTGGAACGCCCTACATGGTTGGCGAGCGAGGGCCTGAAATGTTTGTCCCAGGTGCAAACGGGAACATTGTTCCCAACAATGCAATGGGGGGCGTCCAGGTCGGCTCGATCAACATCACCGTCGAAAACACTGGCGAACAGCTGAGCCCTGCCGCCCAGAAGCAGATCGCCAACCAAGTTCAAGGTATCGTGATGTCAACCTTGGTCAACGAGCGCCGTAGCGGAGGTCTTCTGCGTTAATGGCTTACATCGCATTTGACGACATTCCGTTGGCTCACGCCACCCCGGTGGTGAAACGCAGCCAACGCCGTCAACAGGCAACGTTTGGTGATGGCTATGTCCAGTTGTTGACTGACGGACTGAACACTGACCGCGAAGTTTGGCAGTGCCTTACCTCGCCAATGCCAAATGCCGACGCATATTCGATTGAGAGCTATTTACTGACTGTGCGTGGCTCAGCGATTGAGTGGACCGCTCCAATGTCTACCAAGACGTTTTCGCGCCCCTTTGCCAGTGGGCAGCTTGATCTGGGCTACAAGGACATCAGCACCCTGTCGCTTAACGGCTACAGCCGTCCAACGAACTACACCGCCAACCTTGACACAGGTCTGCTGACCTCAGTGGACATTGCTAATGGCACGGTGGTCGAGGTCACTTTGACCTTGGCTGCTCGTGATTATGTGGTGCGTGACGGCTGGACGATGACACCAGTCAGCGCATCTTTCATGACGATCTCGTTTGAACTGGAGCGGGTGTTCGTATGACGCAATCACCACCAGTCGCTGAGACATTCAAAACCCAGATGCCGGAGGTCATCGACCTCTTCACTCTGGACATTTCGACGCTGTTGCCGGCTGGTTCAACTGACCAGTCGATCTATCGTTTTTGCAACTGGTCGCAGACAGACGGCGACGACATTATCTACAGGACCAATACCTATACCGCCGTACCAATGCAGGCGAGTGGGTTTGAGCTAAATACCAGTGGCAAGCTGGAACGCCCCAGTATCACCTTCGCCAATGTCGGCCTGACGATCACTGCGTTGACCAATACTTATAGCGACTTGGTTGGCGCCAGTATCAGTCGAATCCGCACTTTGACGACCTATCTGGATGGCGCACCGGGGGCGGATCCTGATGCTTATTGGGGACCAGATGAGTGGGTCGTTGAACAAAAAACAAATGAAACAAAGCTTGCTGTTGTTTTTCAGTTAGCGGTGCCATTTGACCTTGAGGGTCGGAGCTTGCCTGGTCGGAGGTTGTTGCGTGAGCAATGCCAGTGGATCTACCGCAGTGATATTGGGTGTCACTATGACGGCACGGATTATTTCGACGCAAACGATGACGCTGTTGTCAGTGCTGACGATGATGTGTGCGGGAAGCGCTTGACCAGTTGCCAGCTTCGGTTTGGCGATGGTTCGCGGCTGCCTTTTGGCGGATTTCCTGGTCTCGTTGATTCCCAAGGCTGATGTTGTCGCAATGGCAAAACCCGCTTACTGCTGAACAGCGGTTGGCAATGCGCACTTATGCAGAACATGCATATCCGAAGGAGACATGCGGGTTCATCTTGCTTGATGGATCGGTAGTCGAATGCGAGAACACCAGCAACGAGCCAGACACCTTTGTTATCAGCGCTCAGGACACTGCTGATTATTTGGACGATGCCAAAGCGTGCTGGCACAGCCACGCCAAGTACAGCGGCTTCAGCCCGGCTGATATCAAAGCGTGCAAGGCGTTGAACCTGCCTTATGCCGTTTGGAACTGCGCTGGCAGCGAAGCCTTCTGGCTGGACCCGTCCCAAGACGCAGGTTTACTGGGGCGTCCGTGGAACTACGGCGTTTATGACTGCTATTCCGCAGTGCGGGACTGGTACAAGCAGCAGATGGGCATAGAAATGGGCGATTACGCCCGCCGCTATGAGGGCGAGTGGTCAAAGCCCGGCTTCATTTATTTCGAACAGAACTTTGCCGCCGAAGGCTTCGTCAAAGTGCCTGCCGGCCTGGATCTGGTGCGTGGGGACGTGATCTTGATGCGAATCCGCAATCAGAATGTTTGTAATCACGTTGCTGTGGTGGAAGACCCAGCTGCCAACCGGCTGTACCAGCATTTAGTGGGCAGATTGTCTGGAACGACTGCCTACAGCGGATATTTCCGCGAGAATAGCTACATGGTTGTGCGGAGGGCAGGCTGATGGTGACGATCCGATTGCTTGGCGAGGCAGGACGCCGTTTTGGTCGTCAGTTCAAGCTTGCGGTCAAAACCCCAGCCGAAGCCGTCCGTGCGTTGTGCCTTCAGATCCCTGGACTACGCGAGTATTTCTTGGAATCAGGTGAAAACGGAATTGTTTGGCGAGCTATTACGGATCACAGCGAGGGGTTGGAAGAGGAGCAGCTTTTGTGGCCGATGAGCAAGCGTTTTGTTTTGGCTCCAATTCCAGCCGGTAAAGGTGGAGTAGGCAAGATTGTTCTTGGAGTTGCACTTGTCGCTTTTGCGATTGTGACTGCAGGCGGTGGTGTACTTGGCTTGGGTCTGGGATTCGGCACTACCACGGCAATCGGGATTGGACTGATTGGCGGCGCGTTTATTTTTGCCGGCATTGCGGATTTATTGACGCCAACGCCAAAGATGCCAAATGTTGGCGGTCCAAGCGGCATTGGCAGTGGAGCGACAAGCGGCAGGAGTCGTGAAGATCAACTGAAGTCATTTACCTTCGACAAGTCCAACGCCAATACCCAGCAGGGCGAAGTCGTTCCAGTGCTCTACGGTGAGCGCATCATTGGATCGTTGCCCGTCCTGAGCTTCGGTCTGGAACTGCAGAACAGCCTCTGATGGAAGACTTTCAAGATCTGCCAGAAGTCAGCGGCGCTGGTGGCGGTGGTGGCGGCCAAACAGTCGTACAACAGACTGTTCAACAGAACGTCACTGTCACGCCAACTGCACGACAACCTGTTGAGGCCGCCAACAACCTGTTTTCGGTTGCGTTTGCCAAGACGGTTTATGCGCTGAGCGAAGGCGAGATCGAGGGTTTTCCTAACAGCATTACCAAAGACACATACCTGGATTCAACACCAATCCAGAACCCAGACGGCACCTATAACTTCAACGGCTACACGATTGAATCGCGCACTGGAACGGACGAGACCCAGACCCCGATAGCTGGGTTTAGCACTGCTGAAAATGCAGTTGGCGTCAACACTGCGATCACCGTTGCCACTGGTGCGATTACGCGAACGATTACCGATACCGACGTAGAGCGTTGTCGGGTGATCATCAACCACCCATCACTTCAAGCAAACAATAAAGACAACGGCGACATCACTGGCACCAGTGTCAGCTATCGGATTGAAGTTTCAGCTAACGGCGGTCCTTACAGCACAGTTGCTGAGCCTACTGTTAGCGGCAAATCAAGCAGCCAATTCCAGCGGGCATACGAGTTTGATTTGGATGGTACTGGACCGTGGACAATCCGCGTTAGTCGTTTAACCGCTGACAGCAGCACTGCCTATCTGCAAAACAGCATCACTTGGCAGAGCTATATTGAAATTATCGACGAGAAATTTGCCTACCCAAACACAGGCTTGCTGGCGCTAAAGGTTGATGCCCGCCAGTTCAACAGCATCCCAAACGTTTCGGTCAAACTGCGCGGCAAGCGCGTCCAGATCCCAACCAACTACAACCCGACAACCCGCGTCTACACAGGCATCTGGGACGGCACGTTTACAACTGCTTGGACCGATAACCCTGCTTGGATCTTCCGGGACATTGTGGTCAACGACCGTTTTGGGGTGGCACGGTATGTTTCCAACATCTCGATTGACCCGTGGTATCTCTACACGGTTAGCCAGTATTGCGACGAGCTGGTTCCCGATGGCAATGGTGGAACGGAGCCACGCTTTACTTGCAATGTATTCCTGCAAAATGCAGGCAGCGTCTATGAAGTGCTGAATGGTCTGGCTTCGTGTTTCCGGGGCTTGATTTATTACAGCCAGGGACAGCTGTTCCTTACGCAGGATCGTGAACAGCTTCCGGTTCAGCAATTTAGTGAAGCCAACGTTATCCAAGAGGTTGACGATTCTGGTCAAGTCACCTCACCTTGC